GGGCCGAAACCCCGACGCCGTGCTGGCCGAGATCGCCGCGACCAACGCCAAGCTCGACGCGCTGGGGCTGGTCCTCGACAGCGATCCGCGCCGCGTCACCAAGACCGGCAGCGCGCAGACCGGCGATCCGGCGGCCGATCCGGATACCGACGATCCCTCCGCCGACGCGGATGAAACCGAACCGGCGAAGGCCGACCAACAGGACTGACCTTCATGGACACGATGATCGAACTGCCGGCCATGCGCCGGTCGGCGGAGCTTGCGCCGAACACGGCCGATGCCGACAGCCGCACCGTCGAAGTGGTCTGGTCGGCGGGCGCCCGCGTCCGCCGCGCCACCTTCTTCGGCGAGCCCTATGACGAGGAGCTGAGCCTCGACCCCGCCCATGTCCGGCTCGACCGGCTGAACGCGGGCGCGCCCTTCCTCAAGGTGCACGAGCTCGACACGCTCGACGCGGTGATCGGCTCGGTCGTGCCGGGTTCCGCACGGATCGAGAACGGCCGCGGTATCGCCTTGGTGCGGATCAGCGAGCGTGCCGACGTCGAGCCGATCTGGCGCGACATCCAGGCCGGGCACATCCGGGCGGTCTCGATCGGCTATCAGGTCCACCGCTTCGAGGTCTCCAAGCCCGAGGCCGCCCGCGAACTCTGGCGCGCAGTGGACTGGACGCCGTTCGAGGTTTCCGCCGTCGCGGTCGGCGCCGACCCCGCCGCCGGTTTCCGCGCCCAGCACCCCCTTCACGACTGCGTCCTCCACCGCCGGGACGCCCCCACACCGCAAGGAGCATCCCCGATGACGGACAAGACCCAGACCCCGGCGCGTGACGCCGCAACCCCCACCACCACCCAGCCGACCGAGCCGGTCGAAACCGAGGACACCCCCATGACCGAGCCGAAACCGGCTGCGCCCGACCCGAAGGTCGCCGCCAGCGAGACGCGCAGCCAGCCGAAGACGCAGGCAACTCCCGCGCCCGACACCGAGGCGGTCGCCACCCGCGCCCGCGAGGCCGAGCGCGACCGCGTCTCCACCATCTACGATCTCGCAGGGCGGCTGAACCTCGAGCGCGGCTTCGCCGAGGACCTGGTCAAGCGCGGCGTCAGCGTCGACGAGTCCCGCCGCCTGATCCTCGACCAGGTCGCCGCCAAGTCCGACGAGACCCGGACCTTCCCCCATGTCTCCGTCCCGCTCGGCGGCCGCGACGAGCGCATCACCCGCCGTGACGCGGTGGCGAACGCGCTGCTGCACCGCTACAGCCCGACGCTGTTCCAGCTGGAGGACGCCGCCCGCCAGTACCGCGGCATGACGCTGCTGGAGCTGGCCCGCGAAAGCCTCGGCAATGCCGGGGTCAACACGCGGGGCCTGTCGCGCGACGAGGTGGCGACGCGCGCCCTGCACTCGACCTCGGACTTCCCCGAGATCCTCTCGGCCGTGACCAACAAGACCCTTCGGCAGGCCTACGACGCCTATCCCCGGACCTTCATGTTGTTCTGCCGCCAGGTGCTGGCCACCGACTTCAAGGCCATGCATCGGGTGCAGCTTGGCGAAGCGCCGCAGCTTCTGGAGGTCGGCGAGAGCGGCGAGTTCAAGCGCGGGACGCTCGGCGAGAGCAAGGAGAGCTACAAAGTCAAGACCTATGGCCGGGTGGTCGCCATTACCCGCCAGACGCTGATCAACGACGATCTGGACGCCTTCACCCGGATCCCGGCGATGTATGGCAACTCCATCGCGCAGCTGGAGTCTGACGTGGTCTGGGGCATCATCACCGCCAACCCGGCGATGGCCGACGGCAACGCGCTGTTTCACACCACCCACAAGAACCTCGCGGGCACTGGCGCGGCACTGGCAGTCGAAGCGGTGGGCGCTGCTCGCGCCGCGATGGCCAAGCAGACGGGTCTCGACAAAAAGACGGTGCTCAACGTCCGGCCCGCCTTTCTGATCGTTCCCGCCTCGCTGGAGCTGAAGGCCGAGCAGCTGGTCGCGCAGAACCTCGTGCCCGCTGCGACGTCCAGCGTGGTGCCGCAATCGATCCGCACGCTCGCGCCGATTAGCGAGCCCCGGCTCGACGCCGCCAGCGAGACCGCCTGGTATCTGGCGGCCTCGCCGAACCAGATCGACACCATCGAGTATGCCTACCTCGAGGGTCAGCAGGGCGCCTACATCGAGACGCGCAATGGCTTCGACGTCGACGGCGTCGAGATCAAGTGCCGCCTCGACTTCGGCGCCAAGGCCATCGACTGGCGGGGCCTCTACAAGAACCCGGGCGCGTAACGCACCCATCCCGAACCCTGACAAACGGGCGGTCCTGACGGGCCGCCCTTCGTCATTCCAAGAGGATCACCATCATGAAAAACTTCGTCCAGCCCGGCAACACCATCACCCTGACCGCGCCCTATGCCGTCGCCTCCGGCGATGGCCTGCTCGTCGGTTCCATCTTCGGCATCGCCGCAGGCGCCGCTGCCCTCGGCGAGCCCGTCGAGACCGCGCTCGTCGGCGTGTTCGACATCACCAAGGTCGGCTCCCAGGCCTGGACCGTCGGCGCCAGGGTCTCTTGGGACGACACCAACAAGCGCTGCACGACGGTCGCCACCGACAACACCCTCATCGGCGTGGCCGTCGCGGCGGTGGCGAGCGGCGCGGGCGACACCATCGGCCGGGTGCGCCTGAACGCGGCGTTCTGATGAGCGCCTTCGCCGCCGCGCTTGGCGCGCTCTTCGCCGATCCGAATATCGGCCGGGACGCGGTCTACATCGCCGACGGCGGCGCGCCCGTGCTGGTGCGCGCCGTCGCCCGGCGCGCCGACGCGGTCACCGACTTCGGCGATGCGCGGCTCTGGTCGGAAACCACCCGGATCGACCTTTGCGTCGCCGAGGTGGCGAACCCGCGCCCCGGCGACCGCATCGAGATCGACGGCGACGCCTTCCTCATTCAGGGCGAACCGGTCCGCGACCGCGAGCGGCTCGTCTGGACCGTCGATCTGAGGCCCGCGTGACGGCCATGAAACTGAAGCTCGACATCGATCCCGACATCGTCGCGATGATGGCGGCTGAGGTGGCGGCCGGGGAGCGCGCCGTCACGGCCGCCATGCGCGAGGCCGGGACCGGGCTGAAGACGGCGTGGCGGTTGCAGATCACCGGCGCGGGGCTCGGCACACGGCTCGCCAACTCGATCCGGAGCCAGAACTTCCCGAGGTCGGGCGAAAGCCTCGATGCCGCGGCGCTGGTCTGGTCGAAGGCCCCGGTGATCGTCGGCGCGCACGACACCGGCCCGCTGATCCGCTCCAAGGACGGGTTCTGGCTGGCAATCCCACTGCCAGCGGCGGGCAAGTCCCTGCGCGGCGGCAGGATTACGCCCGGCGAATGGGAGCGACGGCGCGGGCTGCGCCTGCGCTTCGTCTATCGCCGCACCGGCCCGAGCCTGTTGGTGGCGGAGGGCCGGCTGAACACTAAGGGCCAGGCAGTGGTATCACGCTCGAAGACCGGGCGCGGCAAGGTCACAGCGCCGATCTTCCTGCTCGTGCCGCAGGTCAAGCTGCCGAAGCGGCTGGATCTCGCTCGGGACGCGGACCGGGCATTGGACAGCGTGCCGGGGCTGATTGTGGCGAACCGGGTGGAAACCAAGGTGTGATGTCCGGCGACACTTCGGGACAGATGCAGGGTGTTCTGCCGATCAGGCGGCCTCTCTGTCCGCGCCGACCCCGTTGCGCATCTTGACCACCGCATCCTCGATGGTCGCTGCGTAGCGCACAAGCGGTCTCCTGAGACCATGCGTGATGAAGGCGCGCCGGATGTCCCGGCTTGCACCCGTCAGCCAGAGCGTGACGCCGCGTCGATGTGCCTTGTGCGCCAGACCCTCGATCATGTTGGCGCCTGTTGAATCGAGAAACGGCACGTTCGAGAAGTCGACGATCAGCGCCTTGTGGGTGTCCTGGATGCGGTCGAGAACCGAGCCTATCGAGGCCGTCGCCCCGAAGAACAGCGCCCCGCTGATGCGGTAGATGACGACGTCGGGGTCCGCCGCCTGTTCCTCGTCATAGGCCTCGCGCGGGCGCGCGGTGTCCGCTTCGTCGCGGCCGACGAAGGCGGTATTGGTGGCGACTTCGGTGGTCCGGCTCATTCGGTGGATAAACAGGACCGACCCGAGCGCAAAGCCGACGACGATGGCCTCGGTCAGGTCACGGAAGATGGTCAGGAAGAAGGTGGCGCCAAGCACTGTCGCCTCGCCCCAGCCCGAGCGCAGCAGGATCGCGATGGCGGGCTTTTCGATCATGTTCCAGGCCACCACGGCAAGCACGCCCGCCAGTGCCGCAAGCGGGATGTAGGCGGCGAGTGGCGCCGCCACGAGCATGAAGAGAAGGATGAACACCGCGTGCAGCATCCCCGCGACCGGCCCGTGTGCGCCCGCCCGCACGTTGGTCGCAGTGCGCGCGATGGTTCCCGTCACGCAGAAGCCGCTGAAGAGCGCCGAGCCGATGTTGGCGGCGCCCTGTGCCACCAGTTCGCAGTTTGAGCGGTGCCTCCGGCCGGTCATGCCATCGGCGACGACCGCTGACAGCAGCGACTCGATGGACCCCAGCAGCGTGAAGGAGATCGCAGCCGGGAGTACCGCCATGAACTTGTCCATCGACAGCTCCGGCAGGCTCGGGGCCGGCAGCGACGACGGGATGCCGCCGAACTTCGTGCCGATGGTCTCTACGGGCAGCCCCAGGAGGGCGGCACCCGTCGCAGCCAGCCCGACCGCAATGAGCATGCCCGGCCAGTGTGGACGCCAGCGGTGCAAGCCAAGGATGATTGCAACTGTCGCAACGGACAGGAGGATCGCAGCCGGCGTGACGCTATCCCGGACCGCCCACAAGGCGGGAAGCTTCTCCAGAAGCTCGCCGGGCTCATGCTCCAGCGCCAGCCCGAACAGCTCCCTGAGCTGGCTGGCGAAGATGATCACCGCAATGCCCGCCGTGAACCCTACGGTCACCGGGAAGGGAATGAACTTGATGAAGGTGCCGAGCCGCAGGAACCCGACAGCGGCCAGCATCAGTCCGGACAGGAATGTCGCGAGGATCAGCCCGTCCATCCCGTGCAGCGCGACGGCGCTGGCCACCAGCACGATGAAGGCGCCGGCCGGGCCGCCGACCTGGAAGCGCGAGCCGCCAAGCATGGAGACGAGGAACCCGCCCACGATGGCGGTGTAGAGGCCCTGAGCCGGAGTAGCGCCGGATGCGATGGCGATCGCCATCGACAGCGGCAGCGCAACGATTGCGACGGTCAGTCCGGCGATGGCGTCTGCGCGGAACTGCGACAAGCCATAGCCTTCGCGCAGGACGGTCACGAGTTTCGGGGTGAAGAGCTCGGCGAAGCTCGGAGCGTCGCTCCGTCTGGTGGTCTGGTCTTTCATCTGTGGCCGCACCTTTGAGGGCTGCGGCGGGATCGTCGGCATGTCGTCGGCGGTCGCCGTCGCGGGTTGAGAGATCAATGTCTGGGTGGGGGTACCTTCAGGCGCACGCCGCGTCCGCCTGCCGTGCTGGCGGAGCCTTCTGCGATGAGTTCGACGCCGGCGAGTTCGAGCGCCGCCACAACCTTGGTCAGGCTGTCCACGACACCGCGCACATTGCCGCTACTGGCCTCCATACGCTGGATCGTTGGCACGGATAGCCCCGCCAGCTCGGCCAGGGTCTTCTGGTCGATGCCGAGCAAGGCGCGGGCGGCGCGCATCTGAGGGCCTGTGATCATGGATCATGTCCTGAGCGGGATAAGCAGTATCTAGAATATGTAAACAGATATGTCAAACATCAGCCACGGTGTTTACAATCGAGCTCTGGGGAACAAATGATGCGCACCCCTCGCGAAACCATCCTCACCGCGCTGCACGCGCGGCTCTCGGTGCTGCCCGCCACCGCCCTGCGCGGCGAGGTGCTGCCCGAGCGCGTCCCTGCCGAAGGCCTGCTTATCCTGCGCGACGGCGAGCCGGGGGATCCCGAGGTGACGCTCTCGCCGCTGGCCTATCACTACCAGCACCGGGCCGAGATTGAGGCGGTCGTGCAGGGCGCCAACCGTGACGCCGCTTTCGACACGCTGACCGCCAGCATCGGCACGGCGCTCGCCGCCGAGCGGACGCTGGGCGGGCTCTGCGACTGGGTCGAGGCGGAGGCACCACGGCCGGTCGATCTGCCGGTCGAGGGCGCGGCCTGCCTGAAGGCCGCCGTCATCCCGGTGGTGCTGCACTATTCCACGGCCGACCCGCTGGCCTGACCTCACTCACCACAGGAGAACACCATGGCACGAGCCCAGGGGGCGCGGGCGCTGATGGCGCTTGCGTTCGAGACGACCTATGGAACGCCGCCCGCCAGCGGCTTCACCCGCATGCCCTTCGCCAGCACGTCGCTCGGCGCGGAGCAGCCGCTGCTGAACTCGGAGCTTCTGGGTTACGGCCGCGATCCGCTGGCACCGATCAAGGACGCGGTGACGGCCGATGGCGATGTCGTCGTGCCGCTCGACGCCGAGGCCTTCGGCTTCTGGCTGAAGGCCGCGTTCGGGACACCCACGACCAGTGGCGCGGAGGCCCCGTACAGCCACGAGTTCCAGTCGGGGTCCTGGACGCTGCCCAGCATGTCGATCGAGACCGGCATGCCCGAGGTGCCCCGCTATGCGATGTACTCGGGCTGCGTGCTCGACCAGCTCAGCTGGCAGATGCAGCGCTCCGGGCTCCTGACCGCAACGGCGCGGCTGGTGGCGCAGGGCGAGACGGTCGGCACGACCACCAGCGCCGGGACGCCCGCCGCGCTGGAACTGAAGCGGTTCGGTCATTTCAACGGGGCAATCACCCGCAACGGCACGGCGCTCGGCAACGTGGTCTCCGCCGAGATCACCTATGCCAACAACCTCGACCGGATCGAGACCATCCGGAGCGACGGCCGCATCGACGGCGCGGACCCATCCATCGCGGCGCTCACCGGCCGGATCGAGGTCCGCTTCGCCGACCAGACGCTGGTGACGCAGGCGATCAACGGCGATCCGTGCGAGATGGAATTCGCCTACGTCCTGCCGTCCGGCGAGAGCTTCACCTTCACCGTGCACGCCGTCTACCTCCCGCGCCCCCGGATCGAGATTTCCGGGCCGCAGGGCGTTCAGGCGACATTCGACTGGCAGGCCGCGCGCGACAGCGTCGTCGGCCGGATGTGCACCGCCACCCTCGTGAACGACGTGGAGACCTATTGATGCTGACGCTTGATCTGACGAACGCGCCGCGCTGGCATGACTTGGCGCCCGGCGTCCGGGTGCAGTTGCGACCGCTGACCACCGCGCTGATGGTGGCGACACGCAGCGACCCCGCCGTCGAAGCGGTGCCCGAGGACGCCTCCGATGAGGAGCGCGCCGTCGCGTTCGCCAAGGCGCTCGCGCGGCGGGCGGTGCTCGCCTGGGAGGGCATCGGCGATGCGGACGGCCAGCCCATCGACCCGAGCCCCGACGCCATCGACGCGCTGCTCGACATCTGGCCGATCTTCGAGGCCTTCCAGCTGACCTACGTCTCGAAGGGCCTGCTGCTGGAACAGGAAAAAAACGCCTCCGCGCTCTCGCCGAATGGTCCTTCGGCGGGGGCGAGCGGTACTGCGAAGCCTGTGCGCAAGCCTGCCCGGACTGCCCGGCGCGGCTGAACCGTCCGGAAACTCCGGAGGGTTGGCAGGTCTGGGACCTCGTCGGCCGGCTCGGAGGCCAGATCAGAGTGCTGCCCGGCGCGGTGATCGGCTGGGACATGTCCGCCGCGCTGGCGCTCGGTGACGCACTCGGCGTGCCGCCGCTCGCCATGGCCGAACTGCTGCCCGTCATCGAGGCGGTGATGGTCGCCAAACTCAACGAACAGATGGAACGCCCCGATGGCTGAGAAGAGGGTCAGCGTCCGCCTCGCGGCCGTGGGCGGACGGCAGGTGCGCGCCGAGCTGGAAGGTGTCGGCGAAGCCGGGGCGCGCGGGTTTGGGCGGCTCAGCCGCGAGATGGAAGCGGCCAACGCCCGGCTTGCGGCGTTCTCCCGCCGGGTCCGGATTGCCGCTGCAGCCGCAGTGGCCGCCGCTGCGGCTGCGGGCGTGGCCATGGTCCGTTCTGGACTGCAAACGGTGGATGCGCAGGCCAAGCTGGCGCAATCATTGGGCACGACGGTGGCCTCAATCCAGACGCTGGAACGTGCTGGCGAACTGGCCGGTGTCTCCATGTCCGGCATCGAACAGGCGACAAAGGATCTGACGCGCCGTCTCAGCCAGGCGGCTGCCGGGAGTGGCCCCGCCGCCGACGCGCTGGAGAGGTTGGGACTGTCTGCGACCGACCTGATCGCTCTGCCGCTGGATCAGCGGGTGGGGGCGATCAACGCGGCCATCGAGGCGTTTGTGCCGGTCGCCGAGCGCGCCGCCGTTGCCGGTCAGCTTTTCGGCGAAGAAGGCTCCATCGCGATGTCGCGGATCGATACCGCGACGCTCCGCCAGGCGACCGAGGATGTTCTGGCATTTGGTGTGGTCGTCTCCGAACAGGATGCCGACCAGATCGAACGCACCAACGACGCGATCTCGCGCCTTGGCCTCGTCTGGCGCGGGCTGTCGAACCAGCTGGCGGTTGCTGCAGCCCCCGCGCTTGAAGCGGTCGCGAATGCCATGGCGTCCGTGGCCAGTCGAACCGGACCGCTCGGGATTGCGATCCGGCGGCTCTTTGACAACATAGGCCGTCTGACCACCTACGCCGGTACGTTCGCGGCCCTCCTGGCGGGACGCTGGGTGGCCGGAATGGTAGCTGCGGCGATTTCCGTCCGCGGTCTGGCAACCGCGCTTGTCGTGATGCGTGGCGCATTGATCCGAACCGGGATCGGGGCGCTGATCGTTGGCGCGGGAGAGTTGATCTACCAGTTCGGCCAGCTTGTCTCCGGAGCAGGTGGTTTTGGTAACGCCATGGAACTACTGGGCAACCTCGTGATCGAGGTCTGGGAGCGGATCAAGATGGGGGCTGGCAGCTTTGCAGCCTCTGCGATGGCCGCATTTGTCGATGTGCAGGCCGCCTCCGCCTCCGCGATGCAGGGCGCGCTTGAGGGCGTCGTTGGATTTGCGAATGCCGCTGTAAACAGTTTCGAGGGGGCGTTCGAGGCGATCAAGGCTGTCTGGGGGCTTTTGCCTGCCGCCATAGGTGATCTCGCGTTTCAGGCGGCAAACAGCCTGATTGAAGGCGTTGAGGCGATGCTGAACGGCGTCGTCTCCAGGATCAACGGCTTCATCGACGGCGTGAACGCAGGTCTTGAAGCGCTCGGCGTTGAGCGACGGATCGGCCTTATTGCCGATCTTGATCTGGGACAGCTCGAGAACCGCTTTGCAGGCGCTGCGACCCAGGCGGCCAATGCCGCGCAAGATGCTTTTGCCGGTGCGTTTGCGGACAACCCGCTGGCGGTGCCGGATTTGGGTCTTACAGGAGCAGCCAGTGATGCCGCCGCCTCAGCCGAGGCTTGGAGGCAGACCGCCGCGACGCTCGCCGATGGCGCCCTACAGCCGCTCGAAGCGATGGAGGCTTTACGCATGGCGATGCGTGCGGCCGGAACCGAAGCCGAGACCTCCCTCGACGGAGCCACGGCAGCTGCGGATCGCTTTGATGCGGCCTTGGCCGAAGACGAGGCTGGCGGACCTGCTGCCACGCTTGATGAGACGGCCGCCGCCGCTGGTCGTGCCGGAGGGGCACTGCAGACCGCCGCCGATGTTGCGCGCCAGTCCTGGGACGCTGCGCGGGCAGCGGTTGAGCGCACACAGGAGATCGCGAGGGGGCTCGCCGACGATATCACAGGGCCGATAAAGGACGCGCTGAAGTCGGGCGAACTCAGCTGGCAAACCTTCGCGAGCGCAATATCCGGGATCGCGCAGAACCTGGCCAATCGTCTGATTGATACTGCCTTCAAACCGATCGAGGACGCGCTGTTCCGGGCGCTCTCTGGATCGGGGGGCGGCGGGGGTGGCCTTTTTGGATGGCTGACCAGCGCCCTCGGCGGACTGTTCGGCATGGGCGGTACCTTCGCCCGGGGCGGTGCCTTTGGGCAGGCTGGCGAAATCACAGCCTTTGCCAGCGGTGGCGTGGTTTCACGCCCGACCGTGTTTCCCTTTGCACGCGGCATTGGGCTGATGGGTGAGGCAGGCCCGGAAGCCATCCTGCCGCTGCGCCGAGGTCGGGGCGGTCGGCTCGGGGTTGAGACGAGCGGCGATGGTCAGGCTACGCAATCTGCAACCCGCATTGTCAACGTGCTCGATCCCTCCATTGTCGGCGATTATCTGGCAACGCCTGCGGGCGAGCGGCTGATCGTCAACGTGATCCGGCGCAACCGGGGAGGTCTCGATGCCTGATCTCTGGCTTTTCCCGGTACGCCAGCCCGTGACCGAAGTGCTGGAATGGAACACCGACACCCTGGCTACCGAGGCGGCTGAGCAGCGGATCGCGCTGCGCACCCTGCCGCGGTCGATCCTGACGGTCTCGCATCTCCTCAATGCCAGTGACCTCGCACGTGCTGCCGAGCTTGTCCGGGCCGGACTGGTCGATACATGGACGGTGCCGCTCTGGCATCTGGCGCGCCCGGCGACGGCACCGATCGACGCCGCCGACGTGACAATCTTCGCCGATACATCCCAGGCAACCTTCGCAGCACCGGGACAGGCCGTCATCGCAGCCGACGGCGGGGAGGCATTTCTCGTCGAGGTCAGCGCGGTCCTGTTGGACCGGCTGGAGTTTGCCGCGCCTGCGGGCGTGACACTTGCGCATCCGATAGTGGCCCCGGTGGGCATCGGGTTCCTGACGCGGCCCCTCGAGATCGACCGGCGCCGCCAGGGGCTGGGAACGGTCACGGCGACCTTCACGCTGCAGGATGCGACGGATATGTCGGCGAGCAGCTACCCGACCCATCTTGGTCTGGACGTGCTGACCGATCCGGCCGTGCTGCGCCAGCCGCTGGCGGAGACCATCGGCCAGACCGTTGAATACATCGACAACGGCTTTGGCCCAATCGTGATCGAACCCGTTCTGACCCATGTCCAGCGCCGGTCGACGGTCACCTTTGTCGACCGGGGCGCTGCCCGCTGGACGCGCCGCCGCTGGCTGCATTCCTTGAGCGGCCGCCAACGCGCCTTCTGGCTTCCGACCTGGGGCCGGGAACTGGTCCTGCAGACGCCGGTGACCTTCTCGGCCACCTCCGTCGTTGTTGCAGCCACCGCCGATCCCGGCGTCTGGAACGGACGGCATGTGATGTTCGATACCGCCTTTGGCCCGGTATTCCGCGAGATCACCAACGCAATCTATGACGCGCTTGGTATCCGGCTGACCATCGCGGCACCGGGCAAGAGCATTCCCGTCACGACTCCCATTCATCTGCTCACAAAAGTACGGCTCGATACCGATCGGATCGAACTGGAGCACTTTGCGGGCCGGACTGAGTTCGCGGCAAGCCTGATCGAGATCCCAGTATGACCACTGTACCTGCATGACCTATGATCTTGCCGAGACCTCGACCGCCGAAGGGCGGCCGTATTTCCTGTATCTCTTTGCCGAAGGCGATCAGGTCTGGCGATTGACCAGCCGCGCAAGCGCCTGGGCCTCGCCCGCAGGGGCCATCGCCGATGAGACTGAAGATCTGAACTGGAACCCATCCTCCGTCAGCCACGGGTCCGTCGTCCAGAGCAGCGACCCACGGCGGGTCGATCTCAGCGTCTCCTTTCCGCTCTCCGATCCCTTCGCCCGCCGCTATCTCGGACCCCGCGGCCGGGCAGTCACGACGCTCACCATCTTTCGCGGGCATGAACAGGTGCCAACGGAGGTGGTCGCGCATTGGAAGGGCCGCGTTGTCTCGGCGCGGGTCGAAGGGCGACGGATCACTCTGCGCTGTGAATCCCTGTTCACATCCATGCGCCGCGAGGGCGTGCGCGCGAAATACCAGCGCCTTTGTCGTCATGCGCTCTATTCCCGTGGCTGCCGCCTCAACATCGAGGGTTTTTTCGTCGGGGGCACGGCGAGTGCGCATCAAGGCCTGACGATTACTCTGCCGGAGGCCGCATTGCTGCCGAACGGCTGGTTTCGGGGCGGGGTTCTGCGCCACGCGGGCCTTCTGGGGTTCATCACTGGGCATGTCGGAGATGCACTGACGCTCTCGGGCCGCATGCCCGATCTCGAGGCGGCCATTGATGATCCCGAAGCTCTGGCGTTCGTCGAGATTGCGCCCGGCTGTGATCTGCGACGTGACACCTGCAAGGCCAAGTTCGGCAATTTGCTGAACTTCGGCGGCTTTCCCGACATTCCCGGCCGCAATCCGTTTGGCGGCACCAGCATCGTCTGACCCTCAGTTGAGAACCCATCATGGTCTGGAATTTCGTCGTCCAGATCGTCGCCAGCCTCGTGCTGACGGCGATCTCCTATGCGCTGTCGCCCAAGCCGAAGGTCGAAGCCCCGAAGGCAGCCGGGCTTGATGATTTCGACCTTCCGACAGCCGAGGAAGGCCGTCCGATCCCAGTGGTCTTCGGCACGATGCTGCTGCGTGGCCCGAATGTCGTCTGGGCCGGGGACCTCAAGGTAGATCCGATCCGCAAGAAGGGCGGCAAGAAATGAGCGAAGATCTGATCGTCACTGTGCAGGACCTGCGCGCCTCCCGGCTCTGCTTTCAGGGTGCGCGGCCGTGGTTCCGCCGCCATGGCCTCGACTGGCAGGCCTTCCTCGCAGACGGACTTCCAGCCGATGTGCTTGCGGCGACGGGCGATGCACTGGCATTTCGTGTGATCGCCGAGGCTGAGAAGCGGGCGGCGCTTACCGCGAGCGAGACTTAAAATGGGCGGCCGTTCGAAGTCACAAACAGTCGGATACCGCTATTCGCTCGGGGCGCATCTGGCGCTCTGTCACGGGCCTGTGGATGCGATCCGCGAGATCCGTGTTGATGACCGCACAGCCTGGTCGATTGGCACTGGCCAGAGCACGTCGCAGGGAACCGGCGTCGGCGCGTTGGCAAGTTATGGCACCGTCACGGGCATGTCCGCCACCGCGGCGGCAGAGGGCGTCAGCGTGGCTGAGGTCCGGTTCCCGGGTACGCTCACCGGCATCCGGCTCGGCCAGAGCTATGACCTGCAGCTTCTAGCGGACAACTCGATCCGCACCGTGACTGTTCAGGCCGTGAGCTACGCTGCGGGCAGCGGCATCACCACCTGGCTCGTCGAGCCCGCCGCCACGGCCTTCACGGCCCAATCGGTGGCGGTGTCGGATGCGGCCAGTGTGCCAAGCCTCAACGGCGGCGCTGCGGGCGGGCGCATCCGGATCAACAAGCCCGATCTCTTCGGCGGCGAGAAGCGCGAAGGCGGCATCGTCGGCGACATCGACGTGTTGATGGGCGCGCCGAGCCAGGCGCAGAACGACTATCTCGCCGCCAATGCCGGGGCCGATGTGCCCGGCTATCGCGGGATCTGCTCGCTGGTGTTGCGGCAGGTGTTTCTTGGCCTCAACCCCTATCTCAAGCCATGGTCGGTCCGCCTGACGCGGATCCTGCAGGCCGAAGATGGTGGCCAGCAATGGTATCCCGAAAAGGCGCAGATCGTACCGGAAGTCCGGATCGGCGATGCCGCAATCTATATCGCCATGGACGCCTCGGGCTCGATGTCAGGATCGCGCATGGCGGCGCAGGTCGCTGCCGTCTCGCGTCTGGTGGAAGAAATCGGCGAGAATGCCCTGGAGCCGAACGACGTCCAGATCGTCACCTGGAACTCCACCGTTTCGGGCACAATCCTGCGGCGCGACGCCGATGCCACGGCCTACGGGGAGCTCAAGGATTGGGTCGACGCGCTTTCAAGCTCCGTCAGCGGTGGGACGGATTTCGGCGTCGCCGTCAGCCAGGCGGGGGCGTTTTTCAACGGCTCGGGTGGCAAACGCCGGATCCTGATTTTCGTGACCGACGGTGAACCAAGCCCGGCCTCAACCCTGCAGACCGCCATCGCGACGCTCTCCGGCATCTCCGAGGTCGATGTCTTCGCCTTCAACATCGCGCTGTCGGACACCAGCGCCACCGCTCAGATCGACAACACGCCCGTTGATGGCGTGCCGGTCGTGCCGCCAGGCGATCCTGATGCACTGGTGGCCTCGCTGCGCGCAGCCTTCGGGCAGGGCCCTGACATGAACCCGGCCCACATCATCCGGGAGTGTCTGACCAACGGAGATTGGGGCCTTGGACATACCTTTGCTGACATCGGCCCCAGCTTTGCCAGCGTTGCGGACGCGCTTTTCTCCGAAGGCTTTGGGTTGTCGCTGCTCTGGCAGCGGGAATCGACAATCGAGGACTTCATCGCCGACGTGCTGAAGCACATCGATGCCTATCTCTATGTCGATCGCCGGTCAGGTCGCTGGGAATTGCGCCTGATCCGCGCGGACTATGATCCCGAGACGCTGCCAATTTTCGACGAGACCAATGTCGTCGACTGGGGTGAGCTTGGCCGCCGCGAGGCCGCTGATCTCGTCAACAGCGTCACGGCGAAGTTCTCCGATGCACGGACCGATCAAACCGGATCGGTCAGCGTGACCGACACCGCGCTCGTTCAGGACCTCGGTCAGGTGGTGAGCGCCACGGTCGATTATCCAGGCATTCGCTTCGAGTCCCTTGCGGTGCGGGTCGCAGAACGCGATTTGCGTGCACTCTCCGCACCGATCCTGTCGGGCGAGATCACCGTTTCCCGTGTCGGAGCCAATCTCGATCCGGGCGACGTGATCGTGTTGTCAAACCCAAGGCGGGGGCTCGAGGGCGTCGTTGTCCGCATCGTCGAGATCGACCATGGTGACGGGCGCGCCAATGGCGTGCGCCTCAAGATCGCCGAGGATGTCTTCGCGCTTGGCGAGACCGCCCTTGTCGGTGGTGAAAGCGGCGATCCCGGTAGCCTGATCCTGCCGCCCAAGCCCCTGACGCGCCGCTGGGTGGCCGAAGCGCCATACTGGTTGCTGGTCCAGGAGTTGGGGCATGCGCAGGCCGATGCGCTTCTCGATGAGGATCCGGGAGTGGGTGCGATCGTTGCGGCTGGGGAACGTCCTTCGGCCGATGCGCTCTCTGCGCAGGTCTGGAGCGACAGCGGGGCGGGTTACACCCTCGAAGAAGCGGTCGAGTTCGTGCCGACCGCTCTGCTCGTGTCAGACGTCAGTGACGATCCGGGCGACCGCGTCCTCACGGTTGGCAACTGGACCGGGCTCGGGGACGTGGCCATCGGCACGCTGGCCGCGATCGGCGATGAGCTTGTCCGGATCGACGGGGTGAGTGCGACGGCGTTGACAGTGGGGCGCGGTTGTCTGGACACGGTGCCGCTGGCACATAATGCGGGCACGCCGGTCATCTGCTGGCAGCAGCTGGCCAATGCGTCCGAGGCGGGGTTTGCTGCCGGAGAGACGGTCACGATCAAGATGCTGCCCGAGACCGGCTTCGGGACACTGCCGCTCGCGCAGGCACCCGGGGATGCCGTGACGCTGGCCAGCCGCGCCATCCGACCGCTTCCGCCCGGCGATCTGCGCGGCAACGGTGTCTCGGTCGTGAACCCGAACGTCCTGAACCTCGGGCCGGTCCTGCTGACCTGGTCTCATCGTGACCGGCTCACCCAGACCAGCAGCGTGTTCGACGCCTATGACGCAGGCGATATTGGGCCGGAACCCGGCGTCACCTACGCCGTCGAAATACGCTGGGTCGATCCCGATACCGACGCAACGCTCGAGCCACCGGCCGCGGTGATCGAAGTGGGTGACGCCAACAGCGTCACGCTGACCAAGGAGGATGTCCCGATCCTTGCAGCGCCAACAGGCACGAAGCATTTCGAGGTTCGGGTGCAGGCGCGCCGCACGGCTGGAACGATCACCTACGAGGCGTGGCAGGCCCGGTCGATCCGGCTCTTCATGCCGGACGGTATCAAGGTCGCCGAGGTCTCCGCATGGACCGAGATCGGGGCCGACGCGCGTCTGACGGTTGCCGAGGCGGTGATCTTCCTTGATCGCGGTGGGGCGGTGCAACTGACCATCGCCGAGGCCGCCATCTGGATCGGCTTTGGCAGTGACGCGCGCCTCTCCATCCCGGACATCGACATCTTCAACGAATGGGGCGGTCAGTCCCGTCTTACGGCCGCCGAGGCCGCTCTCTACATAGAGGTACTCCCATGAGCCACATCCTGCATCTTGGACACCAAGTCACGGACCTTTCCGGGGTGACCGGATTGATCAGCATCGACGCCGCGGGCTTTGATCCGACGTACGACGTCAACGCCGTAAAGATCACGGCCAACAACGGCTCGTCCGTGCCATTCTCGGCCACGTGGGCAGAACCCACGGGCGATGTCTGGATCGGATTCCGCTTCCGGGCGCCGTCGATCAATGCCCACATCATCGCTCAGGATGGCATCTTCCTCGAGTTCTACGACGCGGCGAACCGGCAGGTCGGCCAGGTCCGGACCGAGCGGGATGACGAGAAGTACCACGCCATGGCCATGGGCGATACGAATGTCGATGGGGCTTCCTCCTTCGTCGCGGCGACGAACCAGACATACTGGATCGATGTGAAGATCGCAGTGGGTGCCAACATCACCGTCGAGTTCTACGTCGACGGCGTGATGCATAGCAGCGCGACAGCCGCCAACACCGGCGCCAAGGGACGGCCCGTCCGTTGCGTCTGGCGCAACCTCTACCTCTTCGACTTTTACAACCCCGCCACCTGGTACTACGCCCATATCGCGGTGCTCGACGGCGTCTCGACCATCGGGCGGCGGTTTGCGCGGCGCACGCCCGATCTGGTCGCGACCTATGACGCCTTTTCGGGCGGGGTCGACGCGGTGAAGGACGGCGACATCGCCACGCGCGCGGCGAGCGACATTGCCGGTCAGCGCATGTCGTTTTCGCTGGCGGGTCCAACAGGTCCGGTCGGGGCTTCGGTCATCGCGGGTGTGCATGTGAAGCAGCTTGCTCAGCTCGGGACCGCAGGGCCAACCGGCATCGCTGGTTTCCTGCGGATCGGCGGGGTCGACTATGATGCGTCGCCCGGCACGCCATCGCCGGATATGGCCAGTCCGGTCTATTCGACCTGGGACGTGAACCCTGCCGACAGCACGCCCTGGACCACAGCCGCGCTGCCGACGGAAGCCGGGATTATCTCGTCATGACGCCACCTCGCGCCGATCAGGGCGACATGCGCATGTCCGAGATCGAATTCCAGGCGATGCTGACGCGCGCTGCTGAAGCAGGGGCCAAACGTGCGCTGGCCGATGCTGGAATCGATGGCAAGGACGCGGCCCTCGACATTCGAGATCTGCGTTCACTGCTCGATTGCATCCGCTTCGTGCGACGGACGGCCGTTCAGACCGCCGTCCATCTCATCACCACCGGCGTGATGTTGGCGCTCCTCGCCGGGATTGCACTGAAGCTCAAGATCTTCGGTGGCGGTCCATAACTGAGCTCCGCCTCAATTCACCTGACATCCCGAACCCGCCCTTGTGGCGGGTTTCTTCGTTTCTGGAGGAAACCATGACCACGACATTTTACGACCACTGGCGTGACGTGCCGGAGAAAGACTGGCGCTGGACCAACTTTTCGCCCGCCGAAATTGCCTGTCGCGGCACCGGCAAGCTGCTGATCAACGAACCAGCGCTGGACAAGTTGCAGGTGCTGCGGGATCGGCTAGGTAAACCTCTGATTGTGCGGTCCGCCTATCGTAGTCCAGAACACAATCGTGCCGTTGGCGGGGCAACACGCTCGAAGCACATGGACGGCGCGGCATTCGACATCGCCATGTCAAACCACGATCCCGTTGCATTCGAGGCGGCGGCCCGCGCTGTCGGCTTCCTGGGCTTCGGCTTCTACCCGCGCTCGGGGTTCATGCATGTCGATCTCGGCCCCGCTCGCCAGTGGGGCGAGCGCTTCCCAGTCCGCGCGACTGCCTTCGCCGATGACGCGCCTCCAGCGCGCGAAGTGCTGGCCGAAAGCCGAACCATGAAAGGCGGTGGAGCGGCCGGAGTGGCGACGCTGGGCGCAGTCGGGGTCGAGGTGGCGCAAGGCGTCCTGGCAGAGACCCAGACCGCCATCCTGCCGCTCGTGCCGTATCTCGACACGTTGCGCTGGGTGTTCATCGCCGTCGCGCTCGGCGGTATCGCGGTCACGATCTACGCTCGGCTCGACGACTGGAAGCGGGGGCGGCGATGATCGGTGAGCTTGTCGCTTCGCTCGTTGGATCGGCATGGGCACGCGCAGCGCTCCGCTACGGCGTCACAGTTTTTGCGATCCTTCTGTTCTTGCTGACCCTGCGCCGCTCCGGCGAGCGCGCTGGTCGCCTGGCGGAACGCCTTGAAGCTAGGGAGAAAGCTGATGAAGTTCAGCGAAGGATGCTGGAGGCGGCGGCTCGCCGTCCTCGTGATCGGGGCCAGTTGGTTGACCGGCTGCGTGAAGGCGGATTTTGAAACTCGCAGCATGGCTGCATGTCCACCGGTCGTGGAATACAGCGGGGAGTTTCAGTCTAGGGCGGCCGAAGAATTGGAGATGCTGCCAGACGGATCGGCCGTTGTCGAGATGATGGCGGACTATGCTGTTATGAGAGACCAAGCTCGGGCGTGCATATCCAATTGAAACGTGATGATCATAGGCCGTTTCGAACCTATTCGACGACGGGATAAAATGGCTTACCCCAGTGTTCATTTGGGTTGTCCATCATGATGTCGATGAAGACAGGCATCAGGAACCCAAGAATTTCCGCGCCGTCCCGAACCTGCGCGCGGTTCACTCCGCTGTTCCAGGTCGATCCTCCGTGGACGAGTTGATTTCGCAGGACGTACAATCGGTCGAAGACAAAGCTCAGAACACGAACACTGTCACCGGTTTGGAAGGACTGCGCGAAGGCGCGGGCTGAGGTCTTGAAGCGTTCCTCCCAATCCTCAAACCCGTCAATCCCATTGTGGTATTGCCAGAAGGGATTGAAGACGTACCGATTTTCCATGAGCATCCGAACAGGACCGGAAAACCGCTGCCACAGCGCCTTGTAGATGCGTTGGTCTTGATCAAGGGCGACCAGTCGACCGAAGTATTCCACGAAAGCAGCGCGTTCTCCCGGGGCGACCGCCTGAAACTCCTGCTCGTCGGCGTATGCTGCGTTGAATGCGATCCAAAGGAAAATGAAACGCGCATCATCATCCTCGCCGCAGGCTTCGGCACGACCGATCCAACTGATGGCGCGATGAGCGCGCAGTCCCATGGTTTCGGGGAAGTCTTCGCGAATGGCGCGTTGTTTTGCTTTTAGGGCTGCATGATCAAGACCGTTTTTCATAGTAAATTCCTATTCAATATCGTCATGGCAGAGCGTCGAAATCCGACCTCTGGTGGCCCGCAATCAATTCGCGCAAGCCCGCGGGTGCCAAGACGTCGACCTTGTCGCCCCATTGATAAAGGTGCCATGCCATTTCCAGCCAACCCGCTGCCGTGAACCTGACGATCAGGCTACCATCATCCTGAGGCTCTACAACTTGGGTCGGGTGGAAACGGTATTCGGCGGCGCGCTCTGCGGCCTCAGGTGTGAACCGCCACACAACTGCGCCAAATTGTTCGGGGTCCTGATAAACACCAAACGCCTGAGCAGCGTAGGTCTCTAGGGAGAATCCCGAGGCCAGTTGGAAGCTTTCGTTCAGTACCTCCGCCTTATGAATCCGATCCATGCGGAAGTTCAGGATGTCTTCTCCACGCGCGGGTTGGCGTGCCACAAGATAGGTGCGGTGCCCCAGCAGCATGCCATGCGGTTCTATCACACGCGGCGCAGATCCCCGAGCGCCATAGCAGACACGCAGCCTGAACGGACCGCGCAGCGCTTCGATGACAGCATCTGTCACGGCCGGCTTAAGTATGACTGCGGGGCCGGGGCGTGTGACTTGGCCCAATCCAGCCAGCACTGCCTCTGCATCGGCTTCCGACCGAAGCGCGTCCCTTGGATTCAATCGCGCCAGCAGCCCGTTACGGAGATCCTCCAGAGCGCGTGAGTGCCGTATTCGCCCTTCATCGCGCGCGGTACGTGCCGCAATTTCTAGCGCCTCGATCGCCGTTTCCTGTCGGGGCTGCAGTCGATCTGGCAAGGGTGCGTCCATCCGCCAGTATCGCCGTCTTTCTGCGTCGTCTGCGGTCGAAACGTTCACGAAAGTTGCTTCGAGAGCCTCAGTCATCCGTTGAGCAGTGCGATGCGACACATCGAACTCGGCGCAGATGTCCTCGAGGCTGACGCCACCTCGGCGAGAAGCCGCCATCTGGGCAAGGCGAAGCAAATCCTGCGCTTTTGCAAAAGACATTTGATCTCCATGCCAGAAATTGACACCCTCGCACGGTATTGATGACCTTGCGGTCTGTCGAGGTGATTCCCTTGGAGATTGATTTGCATAGGTAATGGAGTAGCCATGAGGGATCTCGACGGTCGCATATTCTTGTCCGCAACGGATCTCATGCGCTTCACAGGCTGCGCACATGCGACCACCCTTGATCTGGC